CTAAATTACACAGCAATTACGAGCCTTACGTTCGATAAGCTGACCATTCATATCGAAATATCGGCTAGGCCAAATTTCAGAGGGATGTATGCCGAGATAGTTCGCGATTATCCACTCACCTTTAGGCCACGGCCTACTGAGAGTATTTGCCAGTGTAGATGAACTAAGCCCCGCCTCACGGGAAACAGCCGCTAAGGTTGTACCACGCTTGCGTAATGCAGCAATAATATCAGCTTGATGCCAGTCATTTCTAACGTTATTCATTCCTGCTACCCCTTTCCATTAATTAATAATTGATGGTGGTGATTCAGACAGGGTTCGCAGTACCGGGGATTACCATCCGGCGAGGCCGAAGCCTCCCCCGCCTGAACCACCATTGAAAGGGTGATAGCAGACGCACTGGTAGAGGAACTTACTACCAGTGGGTAATCCTTACAAGGCTGCGAAACCTTACCATTGGATTTTGCCAATGGCGGGAGCACTTTAACGAATTGGTTTATCAAATTCAATAAGCGAATCAGTAAAACCGCTTAACTTTTTACGTTATATCCCATTAAACGCCTTAAGACGCTGCTGCTGCTCTTCACTTAAGCTAAATACAAACTCTTCATGCTCAATTTGCCACGTGCTAAAACTCATCAAAAACGCAATAGCCGGATCTATCTTGTTCGCGGACTTTTTCTTGTTCGGCTTGATATTGGCGTTTGCGTCGGTTTCCATCACCACATTGGACATCGCCCATGCGAGAACCGGATCGCCGTTGTGACGAATCACCTTGCGGTTAACGAACACCTCAGCCGATTTAGCCACCGGGCTAAAACTCATATAGGTTTGCGGGAACGGTTCGACATCCAAACCAGCCCCTTGTAGCTGAGTTCTTAGGTGCGTGGCGTTCCATGTGTCGAAACCGACCAGCTTGATATCAAACTGTTGGCTGTCTTTGAGAATGTCATCCCGGATACGGTCATAATCAATGCAGTCGCCTGCGGTGGTGCGTATCCAGCCCGCTTGTGCCCATTGACGATACACCGCCCGGTTCTTATTGGCCGGGTTCTGTAACTGCGCTTCAGGCAGGTAATGACGGGTCAGTAATAACAGTTCATTGTCCACGGGGAAGGTGTAGCAAACACTGGTAATATCCCCTGTTGAAGACAAATCTAATCCGGCGTAGCACTCCAGTCCTTTAAGGTCGTTTTCATCGTAATCTGTCTGGCAGGCGTTCCAAGCCCCTTCGCCCATCCACGGCGTTTCACCCTGACACCAGATATTAAAACGTTTGGTTAACATCTCTGTCCATTGTGAGGGAATGCCGCGCGCTTTCTGGATGGTGTCATGCAAGGATGCACTGTCTACTGAAACATTGAGATTGGGATTGGCCTTAATCCAAAGGGATTCGTCATCAATCTCGTGCTCGTCGTCCAGTTCGTAAATCAGGGCAAACAGGGATTCATTTTGCTCTTCGCCATCCAGTATCTGGCAGCAATAATCATAATGCTGCTTACAGGCGGATATCACGTTACTGCCTGCGGTGGTAATGGCAAACAGGAGTCCTTCGGGACGGGCACCCATCCCCAATTCAAGGGCAGAGTAAACGGCATTATCAGGGTGCAAGTGGTATTCATCGACAATCGCCAGACTGGGGTTGGTGCCCTCAATGGTGGCGGCTTTGGCGGCCAGTGGCTTTAACAAGCTGTTACTCTTCGTGTAGGTCACTTTATGTTGCTGGATGGATACCCGTTTTTTCAGGGGCTTAGATAACAGGCTCATCTGGCGGGCATCATCAAACACAATACGAGCTTGGTCTCGACTCACGGCGGCGGTGTAAATATCCTGCTGCCCCTGTTCCATCACTAAGAACCAGTTCGCCAGTATCGCGGCCACGGTGGATTTCGCATTTTTGCGCGGCACCTGAATGTAAGCACTGCGGTATTTCCTGCGCCCCGTCGCCTTTACCTTGAAGCCGAACAGGTTAGCAAAGGCGAATTGCTGCCACGGTTCAAGCACAATGGGCTGACCGCGTAAGTGGCCTTTGACGTGCGGACAGAGACGGGAGAAGCCAATAAAACGCTCCACAACCTCGCTGTCAAACACATAAAGCGGGTTATTCCGGTCGTTATAATAGCGTTTCACCGCCTGTTTCAGACGGTTGCAGGCCGGAATGGTGCCATTTTGGATATCAAGGGCGTACTGTTCCCATACGTTCATAAGCGATCTAACTCGTCCTCTGCCTCCGTTTCCACCGGGTTTCTACGCCGTGATACCGGGTCAAAGCCAAGCAGGGAGGACATTTTAATCATGATTTTTTCCGCATCTGCCTTGGCCTTTAATGATGGGTTACTGGTCGCTGCACCGCGTGAACCTTCCACCGCAAACCCGCGCCGTTCAATGTCTTCAATGGCTTTACGGTAGATCGCGTAGTTGACGCAATACAGCTCTAAGTTGTTCCAGTCTGCCGGGCTGAGGTCGTCACGCTCATTTAACAGTTTCGCTTTCGATTTCCATTGCTCGGCGGCGATGGCGTTTAAGTAAACCGGGGGTTTAGGTGCTCTTGCCATAATGTTTTGATTCCTATGAAATTACTGCTATCTAAAAAAGTACCGCGCATAAAAATTTGAGGACGGCGGTGGTGCCACGAAAGGGGGTACTTGTCATTTTTGATACCCCCACTCCCTCTATAGGCTCTCTCAACGATTCCGAAAGCATTCCATTAGCTCCCGGTCACGCTGTGTTGTACGCCTCACCATGAGCTTCTCAGGCGCAATCTGTTTTGATTGCTGATAGCGTTCACCGTACTTTAATAAGCCCTTAACTAATTGTTCGGTCTCTTGTTCGTTCATGATTGATACATCCAGTCATTACGCCTTGCCGCTCGTTCTTCCTGTTCCCGGTAGTGTCCCTGTTTTCGTTTCTCTTTCGTCGTGGGGTCAGTCGTGACCGTCTTTCGACTATGGCAGCTACTGCATAAGGGCTGGTGATTGAAGTCAGGCCAGAACAGCACATCACTGCCGCCATTAACAGGGATGATGTGGTCAACAATGGTTGCCGGGGTGTAGATACCCAACTTAAGGCAGTGGACGCATAACGGGTTAGCTTTCAGGAATTGCAGGCGGTATTTATCCCATGCAGGGGTATAGCCGCGCTCACGCCTTGAGCCTCGTTTGCTGTCCTGCATACGCCGGGCTTCCCGTCTGTGCTCATCACATCGGCCGGATTTTACCCGCTGTTTGCAGCCGGGATAGGTACAACGTTTTAAGGGTTGCCACGGCATTAGTAGACTCCGATATCACGGTAGACAGACCACAGGGATTTGATGGTAAACGGCACTTCTTTAAGCTCAAGGTCGGTTGCCATCTCCCTATTTTCATACAACAAGCCAATATAAAGCAGGCAGCCTATTTTGATTGCGGGGGTGAAAGTTAAGCCATTATCAAAGCGCTTGCCGATATGCTGCTGGCAGACTTCCAGTGCGGCTTCTGCATAGCCCATCAATAACGCATCGTCGCGGGTGTCGTTTTCATCCACCCGGCAATGTTGCTTGATTTCACTTAAGGAGATTTCAATATCAGGCATGTTTCACGCCTCCCTTGCAAAGCAGTTCTAAGCGGGTATGTTTCGGATCTGGGATAACGGCAATAATGGCAAAGGTCTTACCATGAGTGCTGGCTCCCTGATAGACAATACGGTTTGTTGTGGTGATATCATCGCGGTAACGTAGCCAGATACGCACAGTGGCTTCGGATAACACTGCACCGGAAGCCACCAGTTCCCGCCCACTAATGGGCTGTACTTCCGCCCAGACTTCGGCAACATCTTCCCAGTTGTTTATTACTCCACCAAATTTATCTTGTGTGCTTTTGTTTTTCTGAAGGGTGATCCGGTGTCTCAATCTGCCTGCCCTCATGCCTTGCCCTCCGGTGGTTGCTTGATTTCGACGGTTTGCTTCCATGCCTGGCTGAATTCATCACCCCCTTCACGCGGCGATAAGCCCTCCCGTTCACGGGCTTCATTCGGGCACATCACCCCCGACTTAATCGCCGTCTCATAACTTTGGAAGCGTTCCCGTGGGTTAGCACGCAGTAAGTCGGCCGTATCAAACTCCACCTGATAACGTATCCCCCGTTTCGGTGAAGCCATCAGCAAGGCTGACTTGATTTGTTGCTCAAAGTTGGCAAGCCACGGGCGCATGGTGATAGTCAGAAAAGCGCGTGATGCCTCGCTAAAGTTGCTGTAAGTGCTGTTTGAATACTCTTGCAAAAAGATCGGGCTGACATTGAACATCCGGGCGATATCGTCAATGGTGAAACGGCGGGAGGCCAGCCACTCCGCATCTTGGTTACTCATCCCCAATTGCTGGTACTCCATCCCGCCCTCAAGAATAGGCGTCTTACCTGCATTACGGGCACCCTTATAACGTTCGAGGGCTTCCAGTGCCTTAGCGCCCTTGGTGCCATCCAGCCAATCAGCGGATTTAATTACCCCCGCCGCCATCATGCCCTCTTTCATAATGCTGGCGCCGTGGCGTTGTTGTGCCAGCCCCAAGCCCAAGGTTTCGCGGCAAATAGTGACGGGTGAGCGGCCAAGAAAGCCGTCTTCGGTGGCATAGCGCAGGTGCAGGACTTCTTCCTGTAAATAGGTTTTTACCTTGCCGCTATAAGGTTCGGTAATGGTGTAGGCGAACCGGTGATCGGATAACCGTTGCGGCACGACCGCAGAAGGAGGATAAGGGTGGAGAGATTGCGGCTGACCATCCCGCCCCCAGACAATCACTGCATACGCATTGCCATTTAACAGGCAATGACGCATCAGGGTTCGCTTGAACTGGTACGGGGTCTGGCAGTCATTCGGGCACTCATTGAGCAAGTAATCCACCGGGTGATCGCTCAGCCATTCGCGGGACTCTGTGCCGTTTTGGTGCGCAACCCGATAGAGGTAACAGGGCATGGAGGCAACGGCTTCACTAATGACAGTAACGGCATTCATCACGGCGGGTAATCCCTCTGCCGTGGACGGTGAAACATGCTCCCCCGATTTAGTGTTAGATACGCCCGCCAGAGAAAGAAACTCCTCCATCGTCATACTACGGGTTTCAGGCGCTCTTCGCTTAAACGGCCACATGGTTACACCTCGGACAATTGCAGCCAGTAATGACGCAAATCAGCCACACGGGGCGTAACCCCATTGAGTGAGCGCTTGGCAATCTCTACGCCGCTCTCAGGGTAGGCGGGCAGGCTGGTGATAGTGATTTCCCGTAATTCAGCCTCCAAGACGGTTCTGATATACGGTTCCTGACCAATATCCCACTGATCCTTCAATACCCTGAATCCGAAGCTAACGCCTGAAATATCGCCACGTTCAACCAAAGTCAGCACATCGCGGCCTAATTGGGTATCCGGCGGGGTTAACTCGAAGCGTAACCCGGTAGCATCTTCACTAAGCTGTAAGGTGCCGGATGTGGTGCGGCCTAACAGGTTCATATGATCATGCTCATAAAGTGCCAAAACATCAGTACCCGCCGTTAGACTGGCACGAAAGGCATTCGGGGCGAACTGTTCCACGAACTCATCCCACAAGAGATGGGAGCGGCTGTTCCACCGGATCGCGTAGCCGACCAGCTTTTTATCTGCCGCTGACAAGGAGGCGGTGCGGATTTCAAAATCATTCTTCATCTTATGGACTCCAAGACGGAAAAGGGGCGTTGTGCCCCTCTCGCTTATTTGCCGGCTTTCAGTTCCAGCACCTTGATTGCGTTGGAGTCCACCAAACCGCCACCCAGATACTTATCAGTGTGCACCTTATAAAATCCCGGTTCGGTGATATTGTCGGGACGGGTGCGGGTGCCTGTTTCATGGTCAACAATGAAGTAACCGCGCTTGAAGTCACCCAGACCGATAACGTTATCCGGCATAAATTCGAGATAGTGGACAGGCAAGCCCAGCAGCATATCGGGATCACCGGCTTGCAAACGTTCCCGCCAGATATAATCCCCGTTGCCGTTTTTCAGCTTCTGCACCTTGGCGGCGGTCGTGGAGTTCATCACCCAGACAGCATTCTTGCGGTACTTGTTCTTAAGCAAAAACTTAAGGTCAATCAGGCTGTCGGCCTCAAGGGTGGCGACCTCCAGCTTTTGCAGGGTGCCGAAAGCGCGCGTTTTGTCGGCTTGGGAATCACGGGGATAAGACAGGAAGCCCTTGGCTTTTTTGCTGCCGTCACCACTGACAAGATCCGTTTCTTCGGTATCCACAAAGGTGTCGGCAATCTCAGCAGTCAGCCAGCCCAAGATATCCACGTCGCTAAAATCGATGATTTCTTGCGTGGTTTTGGGGTAAGCGTAGATCGGGAACAGCTTAATACTGACCTCTTCCATCTTCGGCGTGGACGTCTCACCGCGTGCCTTACCCTCTTCCCCGTGTGCCACCGCTGCCCCACCGACTGAAACCAACTGTTTGTATTCGTTGCTGCGCGTAGTCTTGAGGGTACAGATCCGGCGCATAACCGACTCATCCGCCAATTGCTGCATAATCTGCCTGTTTAGCTCAGGAATAACGGTATAGCCGCCCTCGGACGGCACACCCGTAGACAAAGTACGGGTTTCACCAGTCACGATATAGTGGCGCAGTTCGTCGTTGCTGAGTTTTTCACTGGTCGGCTGGATCTTCGCCTGATGGCATTCTTCATCAGCAATTGACTCATAGCGGGCAATTTCGGCGTTCAGTGCATCGGACTGGCTGCGCAGTTCGTCGAACTGTTTAGCTTCATCTTCGGTCAATGAGCGTTTTTCAGTTTCGGCTTTAGTGAGCAGGGAGCGCATTTGTTCAGTGAAGGTTGCCTTTTGCTGGCGTAATTCAAGTAGCTTTTTCATGGTGTTTTGCGGTTGGTTATTCTGCTTAAGACACTATTTAACATCATGAAAAATGATAAAAAAGCCCCTGACATTCAGAGGCTCAACTTGCGAAAACATGAGGACAGAATATTTACAAAATCTTACACTTTACAAATGGAAGTATTGGAGGATTTGACTCCACCATTTTTTTTCTTTCACTGGTATGGTGTATTCATCCTGACAACGACCACCAGATACATTCAAATAAGCGTAATATTTATTTTTACTCATGAGTTTCTTTTCAGGTAAAATATGTTCACCTCCCGCAATTCCATTTGAGAGACAAAATGGGGAGCTTTGCCCTATATAATTATATTCTTTATCATAAAGAACGACGTATTCAGGCTGATAGTGAAAAATCCATGAATATATTCCAATGATATTTACTGGTAACACATAATAATATTTTGCTATAAAATCACCATTATTCATTTCAAAGTTTTTATATGAAAAAAAGAATGTTACATGTGATAAAAAAAACCACCATAGAAAAATTGCAGTAATTACGATATGCTTTATGTATTTAACTATTTTCATACATGACCTTTAAATGGGCAGGCGGAGCCATCCAATGTACATCTGAGAAAACAATATAATCTCCACCTTCACCATGTATTTTCTGCCATTCTCTAAAATCCCTATTAAAAACCGGAACAAACCCGTAATACTCTCTATATAGCTTACCCCACTCTTCACCAAAAAAACTGGTCAAATACTTAGGAGATTCACTAAGAGGAAGCATACCTTCACGCCCCCAAATACCTAACGGTTCATGACCTCCAGAGAAGTTATAAGCATCCTTAATGAAAAAACCTATTTGATCCACTAAGAATTTCTTTTTTTTCTGTGATAAATCATAGTATCCTCGGACACAAAGCTCCATATTGCTTGCCCCGATAGCTCCCTTAAAATCGTCATTAGTATCAAACTTCCCACCAAAATCCAGAGAGTTAATTTGAGTGGTAAAGTCTATGTCAATTATGTCATCATTATAGCCTATATAAATTTTATTTGACGAAGGATTCATCTCTTTATTTCTTTCTAATAATGGACCAAAAAGCCTTCCATTACTTTTATCGTTACCCAATCTAGTAATAATTAATTCATTAATTGCATCTTGTACTCGCTCATACTTTAATGCCCATTCCATTTTTACAATTGAATCATTGTAATGTTCTTTAGGTATATCCGTTGCTTTTCCTAAAATATACTTCTTCCTTAAATTATCGTCCATTTCAAAAAGTGGCCTATTAAACCACTCTCGCATTAATTTTGATGCCATTTCCCATCCCATTTTATTCATGATGTCGGGAAGTTGGTTAAGAGATATTTTATCATACTCAAGATCTGTATTAGCTCCACCTTTAACAGTTTTAGTTTTTAAAATGCTCATTTATCCATCCCCATTTTTGTTTGAAATAAATATTCGACTTCAACATCTTCTTCTTTTTTGGAATTTATATATTCTGTAACACCTAATTGTTTTGAAATACCTTTTATTGAACCTTTGTTTGTTTTTATTCCATAGGCTATATCGCTGCATACACTCCCATCAGCTTTATTTTTCACCGTAAACTTATGGCTGAATAAAGCCTCTGTTGCGGTTTTCAGCAAAGAATCAAATCCCGAAAGCAGGGGCCTTTCTTCTTCACGCCCCTGCAACTGCGATATCGCATAGCCTGTTGTCCCTGCCGCGCGATGCGTGAATGATATCGACTTATAATCAAGCCGTACCGTTTCATACGGGATCTGGTCATTGTCATCTATCGAATGCGGGTAGTGACAGGAAAAATCAACAATGGTTGCGCCTGTCAGTTTGATCTCATAAAAAAATTCCAACTGTCCGGCAAGGTTTACGCGGTAACACTTAAAAAGGGCATCCAGCAACTCGTTCTTGTCTATCGCCAACCCCAGCAACGGGGAGGATTTATCAATGGGTTTGGTAAAGCTGACCGGAAGATGATTGACGTTCTGATCACGTGTCATCATGTGGCTGAGGTGCAATACCTGTATTTCATCTTCCCGCCCGGCCTGATAGCGGTTACCGATAGATTCCGGCGTTGAACAACCCGCCGAGATTAAGCCTTGTTTCTTGCCCTTTAACGACAAGTAAATGAGATATGACATTCCTGTCTCCTGTAATCTGATTTTCAATGGATGCTCATTACAGCATCAATTAAACAGGATATAACAGCAATGCTTATCTATTCCAGCGTGAATAAAAGATCACCAGAAAAATTGTGATTAACCTCTCTGCTTAAATAAAATCAGATAATTACCTAATTTAAATTTCAGATAGCACCCTAATAAAAAAACAAATTGATGCACTAAATTTATCTTCTTAGATTCCTCCGGCTTTTATTTGCCTGCCAGAAGATACCTCCCCTGAAAATCTTTTTGTCCCTCTCAACTGTACACCCTGTGCATTTACCTCTGAATGCCTTGTCCTGCCTGAGTTTGTGGCGGTGTACATGATATACACCAACTGTGCACGACTGTTCACCCTGACGATAAATAACCGATGTATAAGGTGTATAGTTGGTGCACAGTTAAAAGATAACTATACACCTTATTTTTACCTTTAATATCATGTAATTATTCCTTTTGGTGTACAGGGTGTACAGTTAACACTAAAAGTTTATCTGGGGGGTTAACCTCTGCGCAGCTCAGGCACTGCCGGAAGCCATTCTTCGGCCTCTTCGGATAACGCCACGTTATACTAATAACCTTGCTTTGTCCTGACTTTTCGATAGTCCTTCCGGTACTCCAGCATAATTTTGGGGATTGAATCACCAAATTTTGACAGGGTTAACGGCCGTTCAAATCCGTGCGCTTCCATAAAAAACAAATAAGCATGATAAAGATAAATACGCGGTACCCGTGGGCTGATATTTTTATTCCCCATCTTCATCCCAGCAATATTATCCGCGGACACCAGATAACCACAAAAGCGATATAAGGGATCTGAATGGCATTTCACTGATAACGCTTCGCTGGAATCCCGTTGTGCCTGTAGTAATTTTATGGCCTTATTCTGGTCGGCAAATTTGGTTAATAAATGGCGAATAATTATCGGTAGTTCCCGGCTGATTTTCTCCGGCAATTGTGGATCTTTTTCTGATTCCTTGACCGGAATATTAAACGGGAATATTACTCGTCTTCTGGCAATACCGCCATTGCGCTCGGTAAAGCTCATCGGTTCGTTATTGGTGGCTAATACCACGGCTTTAATAATCGTGGAAAACTGTTTTTCATATTTCCCGTCAACTTCAATCAGGTCACCGCCTGTAATGGCTTTAATGCCCGCCCCCTCACCGACATATTTAACTTGATCGGGCAGCGTAATTAAACTCTTACCTACAAATTGATAACGGCCTCTCGCTTCATCCAGCGCTTTCATATTGCCACTGGCGGTATTGTGTTCACCCGCTAATAACGTCGCGATATACGTAAATACACTCTTGCCGCTGCCACCTTCCCCCGTAACTTCAATAAATAACTGCCAGTCATAACGGTTTGCCAGGATCATAAACAGGGCGGCATTAATGCGCGCCATCTTATCTTTATCCTGACCTGCCGCATGAGACAGCCAGCGATAAAAATAAGGGGCATGAGCCTGTAAGTTTTCACCGGCCGCAGGTTGGGTAAATTCAATGCCGTTATGGTTCATTAGCCAATGTGCCGGCTGATGTGGCCTGAATACCTGTTCTGACAAGTCATATACACCGTTACTAAACCCAATTAAATCACGGCGTTGTTCACCAATAACCGGAATTTGTAATTTCATGGCGCTGATAGCGTTGTTGATCCCATTGGGGCTATAAGGGGTTTCATGCTGATTGAAGATTGCCACCATTGCGCGGAGCAGTTCACTGTCCGGCACCGTCTCCCATGTTGCGCCATTATAGTGATAGACCATCTCACTTTCAGGATTGACCGCCACTTTGCCGTAGTATTCAGCAAGCAGTTCCCCGCGTTGACTGGCGGCCATTTGTGCCAGATGGGGACTTTTTTTCTTATTTTCGTGGATCACGGCTGCTTCTGCGTTCACTGCCTTTTTCTCCCCCACCTGATATAGCCCGTTACTGAATGCCTGCTTTGCTGCCTCAATGCCGTGGCGCTGGCGATAATCGTCCCAATCGGCTTTATACTCTGTCGGGGGTAGCGTTACCCAGCCATTAATCGCTTTGGCGGTCTTTTCTGCCGCTATCTTGCCGACGTTCTTCTTGGGTTTGCCGTTTTTGTCCAGCTCTCCCGGTTCGTGCCAATCGTTATCGGCCGCAAGAATAATCTTCGCGTCTGGCCACCGTTCTCTGACCTGTTCGGCCACGTTAGGTAAGTTGCTTTCATCAAGCGCCGCCAGTATCACACCCTCATGCAATTGACTAACCGTTAAAGCTGTTGCGTAACCCTCGGTAATGATGCACGTATCCGGTGTGCCGGTTATCTCAGACACTGGGATAACACTTCCCTTTTTCTGTGAGCCTGCAACAAGGCGCTTCTCACCATTGGGCTTGATGGTTTGCGCACCCGTGATAGTGCCGTTCAGAGTCTGGATGATCAGCAACAAAATCCCTTCTTTCAATAGCCGTTGTTTGGGGCATTGCAGCCCCTTTTTCGCCAGATAGCTGGATTGCCCAAGCGTGGCTTGAGACAAGAGCCTGTTCACTTTTTCGATTATTGAGGGAGCCTCTGATTTTGGAGATTCCTTTCTGGCGGGCTTGGATTCCGGTAAGGGCAGAGCCAGCGCCCCCGAAACTAACTTAGCGGCTTCAAAGACAGTAATCCCTTTAGCCCTTGCCACCAAATCCAGCCCATCACCGTGATTGGGGTGATCACACTGGCGACAATGCCAGTCGCCATTACCGTGATCGTCGATGAAGTGAAAGCGGTCAGTTCCCCCACATATCGGGCAAACGCCATGCTTACCCTTTGCCGGAACGTCAACGCCACAGGCTGGCAATAGACTCTGCCAATGATTCATGGCGGATTTTTTTACAGTATGGATAACGTCTATTGGGCGGATTTCTTCATTATTTTTACGGCTGTTATATCCATATGCAGATGATTGACTCATGGCTTATTCCTCATAAACAGCCGCTTGAAGCGCATGATAGACTTCCTGATTGATATCACAGGCCAACGCAATCAGGTTATTTAAATCGATGGAACATTCAGACTTGGCTTTTTCAAGAATGACGTAAAATAAGGAGGCCGCCAGCCTTGTATTGTGCATGGCTTGATCCAGTGATATCGGCGCTCTGCGCTCGTACACGCTGACGATTTCAGTATCAACGGTTTCACCATCTGGCATACAAACACTGCGAATATTTTTGGCGGCTTTCTCCGCACCACGCAAGGTCTTGTATTTGTAGCGGACAGTTTCTTTTTTTATCTCGCCTGTGTGCTGATTTGTCATGGTGACAATGATCTTAAACATGTCTTACCTCCTGAACGGAGATAAGGTGCACCGGGTGAATATCTACCAGCCGTTGATTGCTTGATGCTATTAGGCATATAAATTTAAGGCGAGTTTGGGTATGCTGTTGTACAGCCATAATCGTTACCTCAACTAACGGTTTGGTTAGATGCCCCGATAGTGTTAGCAGCACTTCGGGGCTTCGTTGTTTTACAGTTGACATAAATGTGTTATACACTGTCAGACACAAACAACATACCCTTTGAGTATTACATATGTCAAACACTAATTTACCGAGAGGCAACAAACAAATTGCTTTCAGAGTTGAGCCACAACTAGAACAAGCAATGAGGGAAGCAATGAAGATTGATGGTGATGAGTCTATATCTGCATGGATAAAACGAATTATCCGCAAAGAATTACAATCAAGAGGTATAGAATCTAACTCTTGAACTAACCAACAATAAAACCACTGGTTAACTTTCCCTCTAAAAATGGGGAAATTACGGGTAGTATTCGCAGTACTGCCCTTTTCTTTTTTCCCCCAATAAATCACTAGGTAATTAATTGAGATATCAAATTCCTTATTTTCAGCGTAGGGATACCCGTCACGGTTATTAGCCATGTTTTTCTTTATCATGATTTTTTATTTAATTACTGTTTTTTTCGGCTGTATGGATTATTAATATTCTCTATTACTGGCGGATTACGTATCCACCATAAAATATCACTTAAAAGCCACCCACAGGAATTACGCCCGAAATGGCAGCGAGGGGGAAATAAACCTAAATTTTCTAATTTATAGCAATGTCCTCTTGATATGCTGGTTAATCTTCTTCGTTCTGCTTCTCTTATTCTTCGCTCGGATTCACCATAGGCAGCAAGAATATAACGCCTACCTTCATCAGTAGGTGAATCATATACTTTCATTGAACTACCTCGCCGCGAGATTCAGCGATACGCTGATCTATCCAGCCATCAATTTCTGATTCAAGAAAAGCGACTGAACGTGACCCAATTTTAACCTGCTTCGGAAATTTATCATCGGCAATAAGTCTGTAGATCCACGCCTTGCTGTAACCTGTTCTGCGCTGAACTTCTGATAAACGGATAAGACTTTCTTTAGATGTATTGATAGATAGCATATAACCCCTGTTAGCTTGTCCATATTTGATATTTGTAGACGTTATTAGAACAGGGGTTATTAAAGCAGAGTTATAACATTAAATCTTGGTATTGAAATAGTACGTTATTTCATACAAAGATCGTTTCTTTATTTTATGGATTCGACAAATAACCATTTTAGGTTATTGCATCAATCTATTTCCGGCGTTTCTTAGCAAAGTCATACGGTGTTATGTACTTTTCCCTGTTGGCATCCAGATAATCAGCCCACCATTGAACCATTAACCGTCGCTCGTCCAAATGTTTAGAAGTATGAATATATGCAGCCCGAACATTTTTCCTTTCCACATGGCTTAACTGGCGTTCTATTGCGTCATCGTTCCATAATCCCGATTCGCCCATCGCACCACGCGCCATTGTTCTAAATCCATGACCACAAACTTCTGTTTTGGTGTCGTAACCCATACCACGTAAGGCATTATTCACGGTACTTTCGCTCATGACTTTTGTTGGATCATGGTCATTAGGGAACATGACCTCACATTCTCCACTCAAACCCTGCAAGGTTTTAAAGAGAGATACGGCCTGACGACTCAGCGGCACAATATGCTCAGTTTTCATTTTCATACCCCGTTCGGAGAATTTAACGCCTTCAATGGCTTCTCTTGTGGCCGGGATTTTCCAGACAGCATTTTCAAGATCGAGTTCTTCCCAACGGGCAAATCTCAACTCACTGGAACGGACAAACGTCAATAAAGTTAATTCCAATGCAATTCTGGTAATCAAACGCCCACGATAGCGAGAAATACGGGTCAAAAATTCAGGTAAGCGTTCATGAGGTAATGCGGGATGATGCTTAGATTTTACTGTGCTGAGAGCACCCGCCATATCATTGGCTGGATTAGATTCAAGAATATCATTCTGAACAGCATATCGCATGATGGATGTCACACGTTGCTGTAATCGCTGGGCGATATCGTGTTTACCATCAGCATCAACGGATTTGATAGGCGCTAAAAGTTGGCTTGTTCTTAAAGTGGAAATATCGAGCTTGCCAATATGAGGAAAAATATAGTGCTCAAGGCTGCGCAGAATGCGATTGCTGTGATCTTCACTCCACCGCTTATTGCTGGCGTGCCATTCTCGGGCTACTTGTTCAAAAGGAGGTGCCCCTTTTGATTCGGCTTGTGCCCCTCTTTTCTCTGCTTTGGGGTCAGAACCTTGGGCTATGAGTTTTTTGGCTTCATCCCGTTTAGCTCGCGCATCAGCTAAAGACACTATAGGATAAACACCAAAAGCCAGTCGATCTTCTTTCTTATCGGTAGGGCGGCGGTACTTCATGCGCCAGTATTTAGAACCGCGAGAAGTGACCTCCAAATACAGGCCGCCACCATCAGCAAGCTTATAGGTTTTCTCTTTGGGTTTTGCTGTTTCGATTTGTCGTGCGTTTAGTTTCATTTTTGGGGGCACTTTTAAAATAGAAGTGTAGGTTCCCCCGATTATGCCCCGTGGTGCATGTTGATTGCAATAGACCAAAGTAGACAT